GGTAATTCATTAGCATGCCAAGTACCAATTACACCTTTAGGTGCTACAATTAAAGCACCATTTATTTTACCTTTGTCATACAACATAGCAATATTGTCTATTAATACTTTTGATTTACCGGTACCCATTTCCATAAAATAAGCATAGCATTCTTTATCCCATGATTTTTCTAACGCAGTTAATTGATGCGCGTATGGCTTGGTTTTAAATTTATAGTTCATAATTATAATTCTTCTTTCTGTTGACTTTTGTATTCTAATGATATAGGAAAGTCAAATAGAAAGTTATGGAAAATAAAGTTTACGTCATTCAAGAATTACCAGGAACAAGTAAAGGTGAACCTAAATTTAATATTATGGGTGCGTCAAAATATGGCAAGATTGTCACATTGTTGCCTGAATTTTCCCAAATTATTCTGTCACCAGGTCCCTTAGTGTTTAAACTAAGAAAACTTTTAAAAGATTATACTCCCGACGATTATTTATTATTAACAGGGGATCCTGCCATAATTGGAGTGGCGTGCTCAATTGTCGCAGACCTTACAAATGGTAGATATAACATACTAAAATGGGATAGGCAGGAGAAAACTTACTACCCTATTGAAATAGATTTGTATGAAAGAGGAGAAATAATATTTGACAATTAAAAAATAAGGATTATATAAGATTTTATGAAAGCAATAAAGGAGAATAAAAACATGACAATTAACTTTGAACAAGACAAACAAGAAGACATAAACAAAACAGGTGATGTTCATTTATTATCTGCTCAAGTTTCTAAATTAAAAGATTTAGAGGATGAGTTAACATCAAGAGAAGATCAACTTAAGAAATTAAAAAAGAATATAGAATTAATTTCTGGTGAAGTCATTCCTACTATGATGCAAGAAATGAATATATCAACATTAAAATTAGCAGATGGTTCCGCAGTTGAAGTGAAACCTATCTATGGTGCTTCTATTACAGTAGATAAAAAAGAAGAAGCATTTAACTGGCTTCGTAACAACGGCTTGGGTGACCTTATTAAAAATGAGGTTACTGTTTCCTTTGGTCGTAACGAGGATAACAAGGCGGCAGACTATGCTGTCCTTGCGCAAGGTAAAGGATATCAACCGACCCAAAAGTTGAAGGTTGAACCTATGACCCTAAAAGCATTGGTTCGTGAGCGTATCGAAAAGGGTCTTGATATGCCCACGGATCTATTTAACGTGTTCGCAGGAAGCCGAACCAAAATAACGAGGAAATAAACATGAGTAATGAAAAACGAAACACGGACAACGGCGCAACTAATAAATCTGATGTAGCTGAAAAAGCTACAGCAGGTGCATTGTCTACTAGCCTCTTTGAGGCTGACGCAGATAAAGGATTGGGTAATATAGGTCATGATGATCTAGCCCTACCTTTTCTTAAAATCCTAGGACAATTATCTCCAGAGGTAAATAAGAGAGACGGTAAGTATGTTGAAGGTGCAGAACCTGGCATGATTTACAACTCTGTTACAGGAGAATTGTTTAACGGAGTAACCGGAGTGGATGTCGTTCCATGTCACTATAAGTTAGAATACATAGAGTGGCAAGATAGAGGAGAAGGCGCTGGAGCACCAGTGAATATACACTCTTCTTCTAGCGATATCATGTCTCAAACTACAAGAGATGCAGGGTTCAAAGATAGATTACCTAACGGTAATTATATTGAGAGAACTGCAAGCCATTTTGTAATAGTAAATGGTGGAAGCCCATCGACTGCTTTAATTGCCATGAAATCAACGCAATTAAAGATTAGTAGAAAGTGGAACAGTATGATGGCTAGTATAAATCTTAAAGGAGCAAATGGAAAACTATACACTCCAGCTTCTTTTAGTCATGTATACAAGCTAAAAACTGTTCAACAATCGAACGATAAGGGTACGTGGTTTGGTTGGGAAATAAGTAAGGTTGGACCTATTGCTGATGCAGCAGTATACAACCAAGCTAAATCTTTTTCTGAAAGTGTCTCTAAAGGAGACATTCAAGTCAAGCATGGGGATACCGCAGCTTCGACTACAGAAAAAACTAGCGCACACTTTTAATTTTCTGATGGGGGCAAGCAATTGCCCCCATTTACACAAACATGGGTTACAATGGAAAAAGATTTTATAAAGATATTTAACGGACTAGAAAGAAATTATGGCTACATCAAAGACATAGGTAGTAGCAAGCATAACAACGAAGGTAAACTTAAAACAGTTTATACCTGGGCCAAAAAAGAAATTACAGATCAAGATTATATTAATCATTTAAATGGTACTACTTCAATTGGTATTCAACCTTGTGACGATGAAGGTATGGTTAGCTTTGGAGCAATTGACATTGATGACAAAGAACACAGCTATACAAATTTTCCCTATCAAAAATATTTAGAAGCTATTGGCAAACATAAATTACCTGTAGTTCCGGTTAAATCTAAGAGTGGTGGATTGCATATCTATATTTTTTTTGCAGAAAAAGTTAAGGCTACTTTTGCAAGGGAGTGCTTAGAAAATTTACTATATAGTTTGGATCTTAAACCAGGGATAGAGATCTACCCTAAACAAACAGAACTAGGTTTAGACTCTGAAGGTAACCCTATTGATGGACAGTTTATAAATATTCCATACTTCAATAAAAAAGAAAGAGTTGCATTAAATTTAGATGGCACAGAATTTTCATATGAAGAATTTATTAAAGTTGTAAATGCAAATAGATTTACAAAAAAACAATTAGAAGAGTTTTCACTAGCCCATGTGAAAAATCTGCTACAGGGAGGTGCTGAAGACCTAGTCGACGGCCCTCCTTGTTTGCAGTTATTGACACAAAGTAAATTAAAAGATGGTAGAGACAGAGTTTTATATAACTATATGGTCTTTGCTAAAAAAAAATATTCAGATAGTTGGGAGAAAAAACTATTGGAGTTTGCTAGAAATAATTTTATTTATGACAATGAGTGGGGAGATAAAAAAGTAGAAGAAAAAATTAGAGCATGGAAAAAAGGTACTAACAAAGGTCACACTTGTAATGAAGATCCTATACATAGTGTATGTATGAAAGCTGAATGTAGAAAAAGAGCCTTTGGTTATATGTCAGATAAGAAAACACACTACCCTGTTTTATCTGGTTTAGTTAAGATTGCATATCCAGAACCAGAATATACTTTTAATGTAGTACTACCGGATGGAGAAACTACTAGACAAGTCAGAGCAAAGAACATTAAACAAATAATAAATCAAGATGAAATTAGAGGTATCATTGGTAATGCCGCAGGTTTTATTCCGCCTAAAATAAAAGGGGATCAGTTTCAAGAAGTTATGGATACATTGTTTCCACCTAAAGAAACAACAACACCACCTAAAGGAACAACACCAGAAGAATTACTAGAAGAGTATTTAAGAGAATATGTTAATGGTCCACAAGCTACAAACTATGCATCGTTTAGAACAGGTGCAACTCTTGTAGAAGAAGACATGATGTACTTTAAATACAAAAGTTTCTTTGATAGTTTACGAAACAAAGAATGGAAAGAGAATAAATCTAAGACAGGTGAGATGATGATGCGTTTGTTTAATGCTAAGTTTGCTGTCAATAAAAGATTTCCTAAGAAAGATGGAGAAGAAACTAATCATCCTCCTGTAGAAGTAGTAGAGATTGCTTTAGGTAATTATAAAGAAGGCGAGATTGTAACAGAAAAAATACCATTTAAAAACAAGAAAGATATATTTTAATGATTAAAAAAATATTGGGTCCACCAGGTACAGGTAAGACAAGAACACTATTAAAATTTGTAGACTCCTATATTAAACAAGGGGTTCCTTTAAATCAAATAGGTTACTTTGCATTTACAAAGAAGGCTGCAGGTGAGGCACAGGGTAGAATGTTAAAAGATAATCCTCATTTAGAAAAAAAAGATTTAAAATATTTTCAGACTTTACATTCATTTGCTTTTCACACTTTAGGGTTAAGTGAAGATGGTGTAATGCAACCAGAACATTATGAACAGATTGGTACAGATCTTAGTATTAGAGTAAATTATTTTAATGAGAGTGATGAGATTTGTTATTTAGATTGTGACAATGAATATTTTAAATTAATAAACAAGGCTAGAGTCAAAGATATTTCTATTGAGGAAGAGTTTAATACTAATGAATGGAGTCGTGAAATAGATTTTCCTATACTACAACACATTCATAATTATTTTATGGACTTTAAAACAGGTAGTAACCTCGTAGATTATACCGATATGATTACTAAATTAGTGGCTAAAAATAAGGAAAAATTGATTATTCCAAAGTTTAAGGCTATTTTTATTGATGAAGCTCAGGATTTAGCTCCAGTTCAATGGCAAATGTATGATGCCTTAAAAGAATGTACTGAAGATATGTACCTAGCAGGTGATGATGACCAAGCTATCTTTGCTTGGGCTGGTGCAGATGTCAATAGATTTATTACAGAACCTGCAGAAGAAACTATTTTAGATCAATCAGAAAGAATACCAAAGGTAGTTCAAGAAATGTCTAGTGTTATTATAAATAGAATACAGGGACTTAGAAAAGAAAAAATATATCATCCAAAAATAAATAAAGACACTAAAGAAATTGTAGAGGGTTACACAGAATCTATTTACTCATTAGATAATTTAAACTTGCAACAAGGACAATGGTTAATTTTAGCCCGGACAACTTATAGAGTTGGAGAGATATGTAAGAAATTAAAAGAATCTAATCTGTACTACAATCATTATAGATTCGGTAAAAGTTTTGATACTAAACTATTTAGAACCATTCTAAACTGGACTAAACTTACTAAAGGAGAAAGTATTAACAGAGCAGATTGTAAAGATATATTTGATTATCTTAACGTAGAGTTTAATGAAAACTTAGGTCAAGAAATTAAAATGGAAGACCTTGGATTTAAAAAAGGTTTACCTTGGTATGAAGTATTTACTAATGCTGATCAAGCTGAATGTTTTTACATTAGAAATATGTTAACCATGGATGAGAAACTATCTCAAGATCCAAGAATTCAAGTGTCTACAATTCATGCAGCTAAAGGTGGTGAATGCGACAACGTAGTTTTAGTGTTAGACAACGCTAAAAAGATCAGAGATTCTATAGCAAGTAGTATAGAAAAACAAGACGAAGAACACAGGGTTTGGTATGTTGGTGTAACCAGATCAGCACAAAACCTGTATATATTAAAATCAAAAAAAGAAAGGAATGGTTACAATTTATGACACACAAAGATATCTTTAAAGATTCATTTCCACAAGACAAACAAGTAGGAGGATCTCACTATCAACACTATCACATTCAACCTTATGAATTTATTTCAAAGAATGAACTTACATTTTTTCAGGGTAACATAATAAAATATGTAATGCGTTATCCGTATAAAGGTGGTATACAAGATCTAGAAAAAATAAAACACTATTGTGATTTAGAAATTAAAAAAATGAAAGATACTAAAAAGAAATGAATGAGTTTTTAAAGGTAAGATTAAAACTAGAAGAGGCCATTAAAAAAATGGATAAACTTTATAGAGAAAATCAAGTCATGAAAAAACGTCTGCTTAAATATGAAAAACAAGGTATGCTTTACCACAACAATAAGAAAGGTTTAAATGATAATACCCAAGTTTGAAACTCAAAAAGAATGGGTTGAGCCAAAAGAATTTCCTGATCTAAGACAGGTCGATGAGATAGCTGTCGATTTAGAAACAAGAGATCCTAATTTAAAAACAAAAGGATCTGGTGCTGTTATTGGTGAAGGTGAAGTTATAGGTATCGCTGTTGCTGTACCAGGCAAAGCTTTTTATTTTCCTATTGCTCACGGCTCAGGGCCTAACATGGAACGTAAGAGAGTTTTAAAATGGTTTGCAGATACGATGGCAACACAGTCTACAAAAATATTTCATAACGCAATGTATGACGTATGTTGGATACGTAATTTAGGTATAAAAATCAATGGTTTAATCGTAGATACAATGATTGCTGCATCACTTGTAGATGAGAATAGATTTCAATATTCTTTAAATGCATTGTCATGGGAATATTTAGGTCAAGGTAAAAATGAATCTGCATTGAATGAAGCTGCAAAGTCAAGAGGGTTAGATCCTAAAGCAGACATGTGGCAACTACCTGCATTAGAAGTAGGATTGTATGCAGAGAAAGATGCACAACTTACATTGGAGTTGTGGCAAGTTTTTAAAAGAGAAATAATTCAACAAGACATAGAAGATATATTTAATTTAGAAACAGATTTGTTTCCTTGTTTAGTTGATATGAAATTTAAAGGAGTTCGCGTTGACGTTGAAAAAGCAAATCAAACCAAGGTCATCTTAGCAACAAAAGAAGAACAGTTGTTATTAGAAATTGAAAAAGAAACAGGAGTACAACCTCAGATATGGGCTGCAAGAAACATTGCTAAAATATTTGATAAGTTAAAATTAGATTACGAACGTACAGAAAAAACTCAAGCACCAAGTTTTACTAAAAACTTTTTGCAAGAACACAAACATCCGTTAGTAAAAAAAATTGCACAAGCAAGAGAGATTAATAAAGCACACACAACATTTATTGATACAATTATAAGATACGAACACAAAGGTAGAATACATGCAGATATAAATCAAATAAGATCTGATCAAGGTGGCACAGTCACTGGTAGATTTTCATACTCTAACCCTAATCTGCAACAACTTCCGGCTAGAAACAAAGATCTAGGTCCTATGATAAGGTCTTTATTTATACCCGAGAAGGACCATACATGGGGTTGTTTTGACTATTCTCAACAAGAGCCTAGGCTGGTAGTACATTATGCTTCTTTGCATCAATTTCCTTCTGTTTATGAAGTTGTAGATGCTTACCAAGAAGATCTAAGTACAGACTTTCATAAGACTGTAGCAGACATGGCAAAGATACCTAGATCACAAGCCAAGACAATTAACTTAGGATTGTTTTATGGTATGGGTAAAACAAAATTACAAGCAGAACTAGGTGTAACAAAAGAACGTGCTAAAGAATTGTTTGATCAATATCATGCGAAGGTACCTTTTGTTAAACAGTTAATGAATAGTGCTTCTAACAGATCTCAAGAGCGAGGTCAGATAAGAACTTTACTTGGTAGACTATGTAGGTTTCCTTTATGGGAACCAAACAGTTTCGGTATGCATAAAGCTATGTCTCATGAAGATGCACTCAGGGAACATGGACCAGGGATTAAAAGAGCATACACCTACAAAGCATTAAACAAATTAATACAAGGATCAGCAGCTGATATGACAAAAAAATGTATGTTAGATTTATACAAAGAAGGTATTCTAGCGCATATTCAAATTCACGATGAACTTGATATATCTGTTGAGTCTCCTGAGCATGCTAAAAAAATAATTGAGATTATGGAGAATGCTGTTACATTAGCGGTACCTAATAAGGTCGACTATGAATCTGGAAACACTTGGGGAGATATTTACGATTAATGGCTTATTTAAATGCAAATATACCTGTAATAGAATGCTGGGTTAGAGGAAACTATTTACGAGATCAAAAAGATTCACACGATAAATACTTTGAAGTAGGAGTATTTGGTTTTAGTTCTATTCCAAACAGAGTACCCATGTTTCATTTCTTAATGGAAGACGGCGGTCTATGGTGGAGAGCACCTATCTCAGCTTTCTGTTCTAAACCTGGAGTAAAAGAATTACCACTAGACGAGTTAGTAATGTGGGATAGCTTTAGTTATAATGTAAGTGTCACAACTTTTTATGAATTAGCAGGTGCTACTATGCAATACAAATCTAGACGTAACATAAAACGTAAAGGTAAGTATTTATTTACAATAGATTGGTGCGCAGGAGACTTTAATGAGTTAAATTTTGGTTATGCAGAGAAACCAGACCAACATAAATGCGGTCATGTAATTGCATTAGAAGACGGAAACTATGCAATACAGCCAAATAATAGGCTTAAAATGTTTGATGCATCAATGGGTGTTGATCCAAATAAAAACTTGATTAATAGATTGGTTAGTAATAAAATATATTCTGTAGAAAATTCAGCTAAATGGATAACTGACGAACACGAAGAAGGCAGTTATGATTATCAGTTGAGAAACTTAGAGGAAGAAGATGATAAATAAATACAAAGATAAATTTATGGTTTGGCAACTTCACAACAGAAAAGAAATAGTTATTGCTATTGCTGCTTTTGTAATTGGAGCTCTAATCTTTTAATTAAGGACCTTATGCCATATGAACATTGCAGAACTATTCAAAAAGAATTTTATATTAGTACCGGTAATAGCTTCTGTATTAGTTGGAACGTTCACTGG